ATCGCCTGAAGGAGCTCAACTAATAAAGAATTTTGAAGGGCTCCGTCTTAAATCTTATAAATGTCAGTCTGGTATTTGGACTGTCGGTTACGGCGTTACCGGACCCGATATTGGACCAAATACAGAACTTACAAAAATAGAGGCTGATCGGTTATTTTTAAATCTTCTTAAACATTTTGAACAAAACGTACGCGAACGATTAAAAGTACAAGTAAATCAGAATGAATTCGATGCTTTAGTCAGCTTTGCTTACAACGTAGGCTTAGGTGCGTTTTCGTCGTCAACTTTATTAAAACTTCTGAATAGTAACGCTACTAGATCCATTGTTGCCTCAGAATTTTCACGATGGGTTAAAGGTGCGAACGGAAAACCGATTGAAGGCTTAAAAGTACGTCGGGAGAAAGAAAAGCAGCTATTTTTATCAAAGCCAGTTAACGCTGCTTTGTCCCACTCAATTCTCGCCCAACGCGATACGTGGCTTAAACGCGAGCCGTTATCTTCATCTGTACTTACTGCCGAAAAAAAATTATTTGTTCCGAAAGGATCCGCCCATATTTGGGACACCATAACTATGGTGCCTGGTGAGACACACTATAAAGTCACTTTAGAAGCACAGCCGGATCAACCGTGGTGGTTTTATCCACCTCATTGGAAAATTATTAATGATCCTAAACCGGAGGTTAAGGAACCGGATAAGATTATTTCTAATGTAGTTCTTGATGTCCCGTATTATTCTCAGCGAGATAATGCGCGTGATCCTATGCGAACTTGTTTTTCAAGTTCCTGTGCAATGCTTTTGAAGTATTTAAAACCACACAGTATTACAACTGATGATCAATATATAAATACAGTCTTCCGATATGGCGACACCACCTCAGCGGCGGCTCAACTGTCGGCTCTTGAAGCCTACGGCTTGTTTGCTGATTTTAAACAAGACGGCGGCTGGACTGAACTTGATTCTTTATTAAATCAAGGGATTCCAGTTCCGATTGGTATTCTTCATAAAGGACCTGTTACGAAACCAAGTGGCGGAGGCCATTGGATTGTTGTTATAGGGTATAACAAAGATAAAACTGCTTACATTGTTCATGATCCGTTCGGAGATTTAGATTTAGTTAAAGGTAGCTACATATCTTCAAACGGTAAGGCTAAAACCTATTCAAAAAAGAACTTAGGTCCTCGTTGGCTGGTAGAGTCACAAAAAAGTGGTTGGTACATAAAGGTTTCGAAATGACTATTGACTGGAACAACGTCGCTCGGTGTGCTCAACAACGGGCTGATTTTTTAACTTTTAATTGGGACGAGAGCAATAGTCCATTAGGGGACTTAGAGACCCGCGAGATGGCGCGTATGATGGGATACCGCCAGGCACTCCTTCAAGCGTTTGCCAGCGAGTCTTGTTAAAGTAGTTTTCCACACATTTTCACCGTGGCTTTTGACCTAGAACAAATCCTTCACTCTTGGGACCCTTTCTGGGAACAAGCTAAAGCGGATTTCATGGAGGAAATTTATGAGTTTTATTCCCCCGACAACCACTGTTATACAGGGTTGTATCAACAGTATCAAAAAGACCTTGCTGAATTTGTACGAGATCACGGGAGGCTTTCTCCCGAAGATTTGCGATTTGGTAAGCCGTGGCTATTCCCTGTACCTACAATTAGTTAAGAAGCTATAAGTTTGTGTCAGAGCGTGACTATCGAGAGGAATACGATTCGTTTCATAAAACTACTACACAAAAAAAGCGCCGAGCGGCTCGTAATAAAGCTCGCAGGCATCTTGAACGCGAGGGTCGTGTGCGTAAAAACGATGGAAAGGATGTAGATCATAAAGATCACAATCCTTTGAACAATAGTTCGAGTAATATAAGAGTTAGAGACCGTTCGGCTAACAGGAGCGATCAGTAGTGGCAATTTTGCCTGGCTCGGGTCCCCGCGACGTGCCCGAAAATCAAGCGTCAATGCTTGTCCCTCCGAGTATAGGAGGGTTGAATCAAGAGCCTCTCATGGGCATCAGGCGTGTCGCACAGCTCGATAATGCTACCCGCGTCGCTGCCCAAATTGAACACGACCGAGGCGCGTATTTACGACCCCCTGTGGGACCTGTTGAGTATTCCGAAGGCAACATAAAGAAAAGTGTTTATTTAACTGGGCCTGCTGGATACAACCAAAAATCCATTCCGCTTCCTGAGAGTCCTGACGATATGAGTCAGGGTCAATATCTTTTATCTTTAAAACAAAGTTCTCCCGCCGAGCGTTTACGGATGCAGGCGGCTCTAGCAGGGGCGAAACAAAATTTCCTGAATGCTAGACTCCAACAGATGGATTACCCATTAACAACTCACAATATGATGGATAACTTAATGAATATTGCCCGAGCTAAACTGCAGAAAGGAAAATGAGAGATACTGATTTTCCTATTCGGATGGCGGGTCAACGGCTTGGTTTAGAGCCTTATAGACTTGCTGGGATTACTCCCTCCGAAATTACACGCCGTTTACGGTATCAAGAAACTTTTCCCCGGAGCTGACGATGCGTTTTGCTGGACCTGCTACAAACACTGATCCATCCAAAATGGATTATGTTACCGGACGTATGGCCGGAGAAGTTGTTAAAAAAAATCCGGGTTTGGTAGAGCGTATTACCGAAGCTATTATTCCTGGGTCTAAAGCTATGAAACACGGTGGAAAGCAGTAATCTGCACACGGTCTCCCTTGATTGGATAACCCCTGATTCTGAGCACGTCGTTGCATCTCACGCTCGTGTATCGACAAAAGACCCTTATAGGGATGAGTCGGTTCGGTTACTCCGATACTGCATTAAACACGGACACTGGAGCGTATTCGAGCAAGTATGCGCATCATTTGAGATCGTAACAACTCGTGCTATATCACCGCAAATATTACGGCACAGGTCTTTTACATTTCAAGAAGCTAGTCAGAGATACTGTGATCCACTAGATGTTTTGGACACGGCCACTAACCAAGCCCCTTATTTTGAGCTTCGCGCACAGGATTTAATAAATCGACAAAACAGCCTGGTGTTCGAAAATCAGTCTCAGATAGAGGAGACTTTTAGAGACCGAATCTTGGAGTTGTTCACGCAATCTCAAGACTTGTATAACGATATGATTCAGGCAGGTGTGGCTAAAGAGTGTGCCCGTAATATCCTCCCCCTTTGTGTTCCTACTCGACTACACATGATGGGAACTTTACGAAGTTGGATTTTTTACGTAGGACTTCGTAATGCGCCAGGAACTCAAAAAGAACATCGTCAAATAGCACGAGCTATAGGTGACACTCTCGCTGAACATGTTCCTATCATATTCGATGCCTTAGTGGAGGCTGCTTACAACGACAACAATAGTGGCCTGGCAGGTTGGCAGCACGTCTAAAGCGAAAGCCGGGCTTGATTAGGCCCGGCTCATGTTCGCCTTTCGCGCGTTTTTTAATTATAAAAGTTTATTCCATGGATCGGATTGTTCTTCAGAATTATTTAAGGTTGTTTGGGGGACGACAGCAGGCGGACGGTTTATGTAAGTCCGCAGTTGCATAACCTCAGTTTTTAGATTGATAATTTCTTGCAGCAACGGTTCGGATTGACTTTTAGCCCAAGCCTGAGCGTTGCTAGTTAGTTGCTCTAAGACGTTATCTGGGTGGGCAAAGTTATAGACATCGCCATCTGCAGACTTAATATGCTTTCCATTCTGATTTTCACAGAAAGCTTTTAAGAACACGGTTGTTTTATCTAGAGGCACTCCGGCCACAATACTGAGTTGGTTTGGACTTACCAAACCTCTGTTTTGGTCATAGAGACCGCTAAACGCCGTCGCGACCCGCGTGGCTTCAATCGCATCCGATTCCTTTTTTCGGCGGAATTCGCTTATGTAGGCTGCTCCGCCCATAGCTCCTCCCCACGCTCCGATAACAAAGGGGTATACGTTTGGGTTCAGTGCTGCACTAAGGACTGAACACCCAAAACAAAACCCTGTAAATACCCCAAATTTGTTAGTCATTTTAATTACTTTGTTTTGGTGCGTCGTGAAGTTGGAATGCGGTGTCCCACATAGTTGGATCCGATGCGTATTCTATAGGGGAGGGTAGTCTCGTGTCACCGCTGGCTGCCCGGTCTGTTGTGACATCGTAGGGCTTAAGTTTTAAACCTTGGACGACAGCTCTACCATTAATGAATTTTGGTTCGACTCCATTAATTTTTAGTACATTATTAATTGTTTCTTTTAAACGGTCCACAAATCGCGGCTTAGCGGCGGCTTTATAACCATTTGATTTTGCGAAGTTTGCATATGACGCATAAATTTCTTGGTAAGCGTTTTTAATGTAAAGCCCACGTTCTTGTTCGTCGATACTGGGTCTGAATGCGCCTCCGCCCAACACCGTGTGACTGTTCGGTGCGTATAAACAGCACTCAGCAAGCCACGCACAAATTGGATTATTAAAAACTAAAGCCTCTAGATTTGTTGCATTTAGGTGAGGACAATATTTAACTGGGTTAGCTAATACGTCTCGCATATCTTCAAAAGGCATCTGTAGCGCCCATGTTGCTATACCCGACATCTCTGCAGCTAGTTCCCCTTCGATCCTGTCGTTGTATACACTTAGTAAGTCCCGGCGCTGTGACGGTGGGACCACATTGTTCATAACGATTGTCAGTCGGCGGCGCTCTAAGCCACTGCTAATGTCTGAAGAGCTAATGTGTTCGTTACTAGCAATAGAAACTAATAGCTCGGGTTTAAAGTTAATAACCTGAGTACCGTACTTACGCTCAGCCCTAAGAGTGTCTGAAGCAGATGTTAATTTTTTAAGAGTATCTAAACGCTTACTGAATGATGCTTCGTCTGTTAAAAGAAGGAGTCTTTTACCTATAAGACTGTGCGCCTCAAACCTATTAGTTTCAATCGTCTCCAAATCGCTCGTGTGTGTGCCTGTAAATCCAGCTAAGGCAATAAGAACCTGTTGAAGCGTGGATTTACCTGAACCACCAGCGCCAATTAAGTGCAGAAATTTTTCGCCCGTTGTGTAACCCGTCAATACGGCTCGACTAAATGCCTGAATCAAAATAACTTTGTCAGGTTCGACTGCCCAAGTTAACCATTTTATAAATTCTGGGCAGGTAGCTTTTGGGTCGTAGTCGTACGCAAGCTTAGTTTGAAAGTACAGGTCTTTTTTATTTCCTGGTGCAAAACTGTGTTCTTTTGTGTTGTACACGCCGTTCTTAAACGCAATTAAGCCCCGACCAGCTTTCCAAATCGAGTTTCGTCCGCCGTCAATTGACTTAAGAAGTTTGGCTTTCAAAATTTGAAAAACAGAACTTACGGTTGCAGAGTTGTATTTGGGTAGAACCCCTGCCGTAACGAAAGTATCTAACGTATTTACAATTCTGCGTTTGATGTGATGTTCGTCGTTTATGTACCAAATTCCTTCATCCGTATCGTATGCAAAGAATTCATCTAAACTTGAATCAAATAAAAATTTATCCCCGTAATTATTTACAATTACATCAGCGATATCATTTTCTGAAAATTGCCTATTATTTGTCTGCAATTGTATAAGTTGAGCTGGAGATGACGGTGTGGGCGCTGAAGACATAGGAGCTTTTGTTGTTAGTTGTGTTGATGTTGAGGTAGTTTTTGGTTGATCTTCAATTACTAAGATTGAGTTACTTGGTTTGGGTTTGTTATTTTTAAGATCTTCTTTAACTTCGTCTGGGCAAATTGCGTCGAATAAAGTTCTGTCTTGAGCTTTTATCTTTTTCCAGATTGCTGTTTCGCCTGTATCGGCAGCTAAAGCAATTGCTGGTTTAAGGTTTGGTGCGTCTGTGATGCTGCTTAGGATTCGGTCAAATTTTCCATCCAGCTGTGGGTCGTATTCGTAGATATTCTCGAACACTTGGTTCGCTGTGTCAAGGGGGGCTTTACGGACAGCAATACCAGCCGTATTAAGCCAGTTGCACCAACCGATAATTTCTTTGAGCGCCGCAGCCATCGCAAATGAGCGATCTTCGACTTCTTCGCCGTCCAGGATGCCTCGCACGCTGGCTGCTAGAAGTTGTTCTAGGTTTATTCCATCCGCATTAACTTTGGCGTTAAGCGCCTCAGCAGAGCCCTCACGTAACACAGACTCTTGCGGCAAAGATACATATTTTTGACTGGCTTGATCAATTTTTTGAATAGGTATATAGTTCTCACTTATGTAAATAATTTCGCTACCTTGCTTAGCGCCATAAAACAAGTTAGGTACTTGTGTAGCACGGATATCTGAGCCAGGAATTTTTTTAGATATTTCGCGCAAGAACCATTGATAAAATCTTGTATCAATAATCTCTTTTTCAAGACCAAAAACCAATCTAAATCGCGGCCAATCAATATCATGACTAGGAGAGTAATAGGCAAAACTTAAATATTTCTTGCATACATCCAGCTCAAGAGCTTGCTCTATTGTTAGCTGTTGCTTTTGAATTTTATTTCCGTCGTTATCTTTTCCGTCCGCTTGATTATCAACATCGATAATAATTAAGCCTGCCTTTATACAGCCTGTTTCGTTACGAGAACGCTTGCCGTCAATTAAATGCCACGCACACAACCCGTATCCATTTTTAACGTTTTCAGCAATTATTGAAATATCAGTAAAGTCTGAAATCCAGTTTTCATTAAACGCTTTAAAATTGCCGCCAGTCGCGATCTTGCCGGTTTTTGGGCTGACGTGTTTCCGAACCTCAACGTTCCGGCTGTAGTAAAACTTCATCGATAGTTCCCGCCCAGACATTGTGGCACACACGACCCCCCGTGGCCAGCGAAGAAACCCTTAAGGGTGAGCTTGAAGATTGTAGAACTTTTTGACAACCTCCATCCATTGCTCTTCGTGTTTTTCAATATCGTTTTTACCAAAAGTAAATACTTGAACAGAAAATTCTGGAACAGGCGTGGACACGATTATTTGTGTTTTATCTATTTTTATTCCTAAGCAACTCTCAGCAGCTTTTTTATACGCCGCTAGTTGTAGTTGCGTCTTCTTAAGTTTAAATACACCTGAGATTAAAGCTTTACGCAATTTATCCTCCATCAATACCCCTGCCTTAGGGAATCTGAAACTATATGGACCTGCAGAAGTTTTAAAATCTCCCAGTATTACTTCACCATTACCATCGATATAAATAATGTCACAACATCCAGCGTAACCATAGCCCGTAATCTCGTCGTAATAATGGATGCGGCCCACACCATCTTCTCCCGTATAACGAGACCACTGCGGTTGGTTATATGGTTTTTCTGACCACAAGACCTTGCCATCACTTAATAGCTCCGTTAATCTTTCGGGCATACCCTCCCAATAAGGAAAATACTCGCGGGGCGGTTCGACTCGCAGCCCACGTATCCAGTTCTCCACAGCATTATGAACAAACGTTCCGCGAGCGGCAGCGTTCTCTAGCGCTCCCGGATTCATGACGTTCCAGTGAGCCAGCTTCTTCTGAGTTTCCTCCGATTGCGTGGCCGAAAGAATACTTGTAACGGAAGGTAACGGTTTAGGAATTCCAGCGCAGTTGTAGTGCCTTAGACCGTTGAGTGTAAGTCGTGTTTGAGACACATCAAGGTGTCGAATTGATTATATCTTACTCTTCTTTTACCTAAAATTTAGTGCTGGGTGCCTTGGAGGAATGTCGTCATTGTCGTCATCATCGTTATCAAATTCATCTTCATCGTTTTCATCTTCGCTATCCACAAAAAATTCAGATTTTTGATACTCGAATTCTTTAGTTCTGTCGTTCAGTTCTTCGGAGATGCACATACCTGCGCAAAAACTTTCTGTAACAACTTCTGCGCACTCTTCGGCAGTTCGAACTGTCCCATCCGGGGAGACGCATTCTTCCAAGAGTTGGTTAGAAACCAGTAGAGCGGATATTTTGTCAAGCTTGGCATTTGTTGCTACTAGGTGATCAAGGATAGATCTTTGAAACGCTTCAAATTTTTGTGATTTAGATGTCATTCTTGTAGCGGAGGCAGGGGGTCAACGCGGTCCCAATCTAACCCGAATGTCACTTGAGTGCCATCGCGCCAATTTTCCGGACGTTGGAAGACGAACCAACAACTGGTCACAGAGTCTCTTGTACTACCCAACGCACGAAACTTCGGGCGTGGGTGGAGAACAACCATATTAGTAAGTTTATTTTTTAATAAGAATGTTTTTCTCCGAGTAACTGGTTCGATAAAAGACAATCTATCTAATACAGCTATTCCTTGAGTTGCTATTTGTATTCCATACTCCAGTATGTATTCACTATAGTCTGGAATGCCTGTAGTACATGCAATTACCCAATCGTATTGTTTTTGTTTTTCCGACACCCACCATATGGGATCCGTTAAGTTTTGTTCGTCTTCGTTTCGGGTGACCACGAAGTTATGTGATCGAAGTTGATCCGTCAATACACTAAGAGGATCATAAGGCACCAGCACCGTACCCGTTATATAGCTGTGTTTTATAAGGGCGTGTGTTACACCTTTAGGAATGCTGTAAAAATCGGACACCGGTGTGCGGGAGTCAAGGTCTGCAAAGCTTAGCGGAGTATTGCTAGCGCGGCCAGCTGATAGTGATTATAGTTAGCACGTAAGCCCTAAAGATTATGTTAAGTCTTGAGTGGGTCACTCCCGAGCAAAGCTTCATGCACCAACGCGTGATGATGGATGCTAAAAAGTTAAATAAAGAAGAGTTACTAGAAATATTCGAAGGTATTCATCAACAATACCAATTACGCAATCACTTATTTGTGTGTCTTACCAAGTGGTGCGTTAGGAACGGAGTAGAACTTCCGCCTTTTTCGGAGTTGTTAAAACCCAGTACACAGAGCCCCGAAGATAAATAGGCATAAAACCTAACCGTTCAACATATTTTGAAAGTGCTTGCGCCTCTCTAAAATCGTTGTGGATGATGAAGTCAGCGTCATTCGGTAAAACTTTGATTGCTTTTTTAATGAGGATAAAGCAAACTCGTAACTGTTTTAAAGATTTATAAATTCGTTCACTTACCACACGTTTTTTTCTTTTGTTCATACGCTGCGCGTACCAATCATTACTAGCTCGTTTAGATTTATTTACCACTAACCCAATACTCCAAATATTTTTAGTTAACTTTTTGCAATAGATAGTACACCAAAAACGATTAGATTTTTTACGTAAAGTAATTTGTTTCACAAAAAAAACGGGGGCCTACTTGGCCCCCTCAGTTTAATAGGTGAATTAAAAATCAAGCCCGAGAGCTTTTGCTTGTTCTTCTGTCAGCTCAAGAGCCTTTTTCGCTTTTGGAGCAGGTGGTGAATTATCCACTTGCTCATCATCCACGACAGCAGGCATAAGAGATTTTGAAGGAACACGAGCAGAAGGAAGATTTCTTTCCCCCGGAGCACCACGCGTTGCAGCAAATTGGGCCTTAATTTCCGTGTGATCTGCCCCAAGAGGAAGTTCAACCAGATCCGATCCAGGAATGTGAGACTTGAGCGCCGCCGTGGCGAGCATCGTTCCCTTGTCGGATAACCAGGCATTTATATCCTCAATAAGGTTTGTTTCTTCTTCGCCCGATGGAGGTCGATCTGCAAATTCGAGAGCATTGAAGTTAATTTTTGCTCCGTCTGCGCCTGTGACCGGATCGCGTTCATTAAAACTGCGCGTAACAAATTTAGTTGTAGTCACAACAGAAGCGCAGTTAATTCTATTGTTATAAAGAGTTTGAAAGTAGCTAATAAAGTTTTTCTGTGATGACTTACCAGAAATCATCGCAGTAGTAACGCATCTAGGTGGCAGCAACCTGTGGTTCGGGCTTACACCGATGAAAGCAATTCGTAAAAACTCTTCTTGATTACGTAAGCCTAAATTTCCGAAGTAAGGAGTAAGACCCAGTAAAACAATTTCGATAGGGATACCGTTGTCGTTTTTATCGACAATTGCATTTTCCGAATCGATGTCGGACTTCCAGCGGCGAGCTTGAAGATCAATACGTAGTGTGTGAGGAGGTACGTTGCAGAGAATTTCGTCTGCAGAAAATTGGCCAGCGATAAATACCATGATTGGAATCAGAGAGAAAAGTCGATAGAACCTAGAGCGGCTGCAGCCACGACACCTTTTTCAGGGTCAGCGGCTTTTTTAGGAGCAACCTTTTTTGACTTGGGAAGATAGAGAATTTTATCGACGTTATAGTTTAAATACATTTTTTCGTCTTTCTCACTTGTTGAGACTTTACCAACTGCGATAGTTGGCGTGCCTGGCGCGAGTTCAGATAGCTGTTTCGAAAGTTCATTCCATGCTGTAATCTTTGCCCAAGAGGTTTCGTTATCCTCAGTTTGCCAAGCCAAAGAACGGTTTGTCACCGTGGTATCCGATAACTCTACTTCGTCAGATTTTGGACCCAAGCCTCCCGTCATTACATATAAATTGATCGCTAATAAATCGTCAAAGTTATCTTTTTGAACGATTAACATTGGCTGCATTTGTAGGACACCATCAGGTGTTGGCCTTGTCGGCCCGATAGCTAACAAAGTTTCCCCCTCTACTAATTTTTGTAGAAGTTTTCCGACGTAGTGGTTTGTCTTCTGCAGCAATTGAACTTTTGTAGGAACCCTTTTTTCAGAATTTGGAAGTGCCTCCGCTAATACATTTAGAGTCTCGTCGTCTGTTTGAGCCTCAGCTGTGACTCTGAGACCAAGAATAAATACATTCATTTAGTGTACTTTAAAGGATTGTGTGTTTACCATGAGTGCCTAAAAAGTCCTCACAGCCTGCTTATGGTATCAGGTTTACGAAGAAAATTCTGGATTACGGTTTGTTTTTTACTTTACTAGTATCAACTTTTTTTAATTTTCTAAATATTGTTGAACGATGCACATTTAAAGCTTTTGCGATTTGGTTTACTGACACTCCTTGTTGATTATATGCCTCTAGTAATTTTATATCTCCGATCGTTAACCGTGAATTCTTATGTTGCGTATACATAAAGTGATATGGATTTACGCACTCTTGACATTTACAGATAGGTTTTACAACTGAGTCAGTGGGGATATCCAGATAACGTAAAATTATATTTTTTACATATAATCTAGTGCCAAGGACGTAAACACAAGGCGAGTTGTTAGTAAATTTACCTTCCCAAATAGAGCAGCTGTCGTGCGAATAGCTATTAAAAGCTAATTTTTTAAATAGTTCAGATAATAAGTTATTTCTACTGGTTCCGTAGGTCAGCTCAAATCGTGTACCACAAAGACTTCGGCAGATGTCCGCCGACTGTGCCTGCGCGTGGTTACTATCGTTTGCGGCAACAGGCAAACTGATTTTTTTACTACTTGTAAACAACGTTAGATTATATTTCTCCACAAATCACTAAGTCTTAGTTAATTTACCGACGTATTGACGCGTACTCGGGAGAAGATTTGAACGCAGATGTTAGCGTATTCCACTCAGAAGCACTTAAACTTGCATCTGAGAAAGCGGGGTTTTTCAGCCACGATGCCGTCTCTAAACTGGTAGGCGTTCGACCTAATTGAGTTTGATACAAGTATTTAACCGCTTCTTCTGATGTTTGTGGGTTCATATTGCTCGGCTCGAAACTTCTAGCAGGAGCAGAAGCAGGAGCCTGAGCTGGAGTTGACGCTGCAGCAGGCGTCGAACCCCCCGCTGGCGGTTTCAGTTTTTGATACTCAGGAGACCCTTGAAATTGAGAAGTTAAGGATTTCCATTCTTCACTTGTAAGACTTTTATCAGCAAAGGCAGGGTCCTGTAACCAGTTTTTAATTTCGGATTGAACCGGTGTGCGACCCAATTGAGTTTGATAAAGATATTCAATAGCTTCTTCCGAAGTTTGCGGATTTAAATTTACAGGTGTAAAATCCCTAGCAGCTTCTTGCGGCACTTGTGGAGCAGTTACCGGTTTTTGCTCTATTTCTCCTTCTGGTTTCTTCGGCGTAGTTAACTGTTTTAAAGTCTCTGATTGGCTTAATAAAGTTTTCTTTAAATCTTCTATTTGTGATGCAAAATCGGATGCTCCAGTCTGCGTTTGTGACAGCGAAACAGGGGCAGTAATAGTAACATTTGCGCTGCCGCCACTTGCTCCACCCCTAGATCCTTGTAGCATTTCTTTAGGTGTATAGCTAACAACCTGCTCTGCTGTTTGAGGTGCCCGACCTAAACGTCCACCGCGAGAACCTTTAGCAGGTAAACGCAGGCTAAGTTCGGGAAAATATTTTGATAAAACAGATTCACTTTCCTCTACATCCGCCCCCGTGGTAAAACCGAGAATATCACCAGCGATTCGCTCTGGAGCAGACGTTCTACGACGGGCCATTATTGGCAGCTTAACTTCCTACAGTTTAGCAGTGTTTAATTTGCCTCGACAAAAAATCTACGTAAGCAATGTCCTGTTTTTACAACTCTATTTAAAGTTTTTTGAAAATCAGAAGCCTCTTCATATGTCTTAAAAGTTTTAGCTTGATCTCTATTACTACAATAGTCGACAACGCGATTTTGCGTAAGAACCGTTTTAACATATTCACCAGCGGGGCTTAGGATTACCCAAGCTTCCCGAAACCTTAAATGTTTTAAGGTAGACACTTCGGCTTCGCTGTAGAGTTTTTTGACTCTGCATATTTTAGTCTGGATAATAGTAGTGGTTGTATCGTTTTTTTTCTTAATATTTTTTATAATTTTGTGTTCTTTTTTCAGTTTTCGAGCAGCGTTAGCCGCGTGTAACGGAGATCTAAACGCTTCACTTGTAACATAAATTTCATCATCTCCGATTACCACTCCGTGGTAACCTGCAAAAAGTTTTACTGCACAAACTTCTTTACTATTTTGAGTTTTTAGTTTTACTAAATCCATTTGGCCTGATCTTTTTTAAGAGTTTAGTTCGAGAATTGTCAATCGGTTGGAGGCAGACCGTACTTTAGTGAAACTCACTTGGACGCCCAGGAATCGCCAACGCTGGCGTCGGCGGCGGCAGGAACTGTTTTCAGCACAGTCTCGGCAGCCTCTTTCATAATTGTCTCTAATTTTTCTTTATATGATTCAGCTAGCTCTGATTTAACCTCTAAAACAATTTCGTCGTGAACACATGCGACCAAGAAAGCCTCGTTATTTAGATAATCGCTTAATTTTGCAATCGCTATTTTAAGAATATCAGCGCCAGAACCTTGAATCAGGGTGTTCGCGCTACACATCATTGTCGCATCGTCATAACTTAAAAGTCGTCGACGCCCGCAGGCTGTACGTACATACGCCCAACCGTCGGCCACCAGTGCCGCACGTTCTGTATGCCAAGTTTTTAGGCGTGGGTATGCCGCATGAAATCCTGTATGAGCGACCTTTGCTTCTGATAATGAAATTAACTTACCGCTCTGTGCAGCATAAGTTTTGTATTTCCTATAACCCATACCATATTGCAGCGCGAAGTTAAGAGTTTTGCCATCTTGACGCTCATCCTTCGTTACTTCTGAAATGTCTTTTTTGTAGATCAAACTAGCAGTTAGTGTGTGCAAATCAATTCCATCAATAAAAGCTTTTTTCATCTGCGGAATATTAATTAGCTCAGCACCAAGACGAAGTTCAATCTGAGCCCAATCGCAGATAACTAATTTATAACCAGGAGTCGCTACGAATATTTCACGGAATTCTTTCGATCGTGGAATTTGCTGTATGTTTATCCCAAAGACTGTTTTCGCTTTACGTGCCGCCGTTTTTGGTGCGCCACTACTTGTAAAACGTCCAGAGTTTGCACCAACTTGATTGTACCCGGAGTGTAATCTATGGGATACAGGATTTATATTTTCAAGTAACTTATTAACGTGCTCTAATTGTGTTTCTATTTTCGCTCTTTCTCTATATAAGGATAAAGTTGGATCTTCGCTATCAAATTCAGCTAACGCAACTTGATTCAAGGTAGGTTTATTTGTCTTCTGATCTACCGGCACCGAGATCCCACAGCTTGTAAAAGCTACGATTAACTGAGCAGTGCTGCTTGGATTAAATTCTTTATTTCGTTTTTTACCTATAGCAAGTTCACCTGTGTCTGTTCGAGGAAGTTTCCTATCATCAGGTAAACGTTGATCTAGTTCTAATA